AATGCGTCGCAACACCAGTTTTTCTGTCTACGAGTTTCACTATCATATCTTTCTTCCTTTACTGTCTGTCTGCCATCAATCATACCACACAAAAAAGCCCCATGCAAGGAGGAGGCAAACCTCGCATGGGGCAGGCCCGTCAATGTTGGGACCTATGTACCGAATAACATTATTATCATACCTGCAAGCGTGGCGATGCTCACCACTCCCACCGTCCTATAGATTCTGAACTTGCGATCCATACGTAGATATCCAGTCTGCAAGTCTTTGATTTGTTTGCCTGAGTCCGTCGAGATCCTCTCCACTTCCTTCAAGCGTTCGTCTTGACTGCTCAACAAGGAGCTCTGCTTCTCGTAGTTGCTTTCCAATACGCTCAAGCTCGGTCTCATTTTCTCTATTGAGTTCTGCAAGCTTTCCAAGCTCAGATTCAAGCTGTCGTATTTGGTCGATAAGCTTATCGTTGTCCTCTCGTAGCTTTGCAAAATCGCCTGAAGTTCCGACAGTGCGTCCGCCGACAATGAAGCCGAACACAGCAGCAAGAACAGCAGCAAGCCAAGTAATATTCTTCTTGATCCATTTGATCCATTCCCACACATCACGCCTCCACCTTCTCATACCCGTGCTTTTTCAGCCATGAGTTGATAATAAGCATCATGACTTTCTTTGCACCGTACATGTCGACCAATAATTGCAGTACATACCCTGCAATATACAATGCAGGCAGTATCCAGGGATTTCCCACATGCTCAGGCAAACCCATCCACACGCTGGTGGTCATGATGATAACCAGGCATGCGCCTGTGATGTTCCATTGACGCTTGGTGCCCTTCCCGAGCTTGATCAGCTCCATTGCAAGGGCAACGACCAATATACCGCATGCCCAAAGAACCCAGAATAATGTCATACAACTTCCCCTCCATAGATCAAGCCTTCATCCCTGATCTGTTTTGTATAATCATGCAGTGCCTTGCGTGTTGATTGCAGTTTCTCCTTGATCGGTATGCTGTTTCCATTGAGCACGCCTTTGTCATGCAACGCATCAACCTGCAACTCCTGGACATCAAGAACGCTTTCAAGGGTCTCGCTCATTACCATGAGTTCCTTCCCTTGCCTGTTGTTCAGTTTGCACAGCTCCTTCACCTTGTCGTTCTTGTCCCAGGAACGCTTCAGCATCGCAAGAATGATACCGTTTCCTGCCAATATGATTCCTGCAAAACCAATCAATGCGATTACTACCTGATTCTCATTCATATGTTCACCACCGCAATAAGGCCAAGGATGATTCCCAGGCCGTTGTATAGCATATCAAAAAAGGCCATGGGAAGAAATTTCCACAGGCCCATGCTTTTGCCATAAGCATTCCAGTCGCATATTTCCTTGTTTACGCATATTGCAATCATCGTGTATGCAGCACAAACAAGAAAAATCATTTCATGTTTGAAAAGATAGGGAATTGCCAGAACAAATGTGGCTATCAGAGATACAAACAGATGTAAGAATTTGTCGCTTTGTATTCTCATGCAACCATGATAGCACGCGTAGCATCGCTTGTCCATGAGCAATGTTTCATGTATCCAAAAAAAGATTGTTTGCTTGCCTCGTATTTTGGTACATTTGTGCGCCTGAGTTTTCTTAAGCGTCTGCCCGCTGCCTTTACATTTCTCTTCCTCGGATACAATCTCCAAGGAGTTATCCGATACCCTGCAAAATCAATGCCATGCAGATACCTCGTGATGTGCGTCTTCTTCCTGTTGACCTGCAAGTGCAACACGTTCTCGATATAAGCGCGTGCCTTTCTGTCCAGGAATGTAAGTTCTTCCCTATCCTTGCTGACGATAATCACATCATCCATATATCTGACGTAATTCGCACATTCCATGTGATGATCCAGTTCATTGAGCACTACGTTCGCCATGAGCTGGCTTGTGAGCGATCCTATGGGCAAACCCTCTGGATAGCTGTCGATGATCACATCAAGCAGCCATAATACGAAATCATCAGCAAAATGCCTGCGCATGATACGCTTGAGCACCTCATGATCGATACTGTGGAAAAACTTTCTGATATCGATTCGGTATACATACACGTCACCATCACCAAGGCTTCTCAGGTTGTGCTGCACGCGCTTGCACGCGGAGAGCATTCCTTTGCCTTTCCTACACGCATATGAGGTATCAATGAATTTCTTGTCGAGTATCGGTTCTATCACGCGGCATAAGATATGATGCACAAATCTGTCTGTCACTGCTGGTGCGCTGATTTTTCTCAGCTTTGGTTCGCGTATCATAAACTCATGGAAACCCACTGGCTTCCATGTGCGATCCCTCAATCTGTCCATAGTATCAATTATCACTTCTTCCATATGGGACTTGAGCCAAAGCATGGAAGGCTTGTATCGCATCTTTCGTGTGGTATCCTCGAATGCTGCAATCACATTCTCGTATGACAGTATTTTATCTTCCAGGTGTTTTGCTCTTTTCATTTCAACTCGCAATTCGGCGGCGTTCGCTTGGCTACCAGCCGCCTATCGCTTGGTCCGATGATTTCAGCGCATTGTGCGCTGGGTGACGATTCCTTTTCCATTGCGTGGCGATCAGCCCTTGAGCTGGTCGCTTCTTGCATGTACGGAAGAGCGGGACGGAAACCGATGTTGTTGTTCGAGTTCGAACGCTCGTTGTTGCTGTTCAAGTAGCCCAAACCTGCATTGGACGTGTTGTTCCAGTTGCCACCGGCGTTGCCGTCAATCGTTTGCAATCGTTCACCCTTTGCTGGAATACGACTTGAGCCAGCCCCCAAGAATCTTCCCTAATTCAGCGAGATATCTGATTGAGACCTCATGCTTTTTCGGGTTAATGTATTGTAATCTGTAGGATAATCGTATCATAATTTTGAGCTGACATAAAGCCCTATCTGCAGTTTCCATCTCTTTTTTACGATATTTTGGGTCTCGCATACTATTTGCACGCGCAATCGCTACGCCCATCTGTAAAATAGTGTTCCTGAAATGCGACCCAAGTGCGTAGCGCTCACTCTTCGGGAGCTGAGGTACCACGCACTTGAGCATATATTCTGCCATGTCTTCCCACTTCTGATATATGATCAAATTGGTTTCATTCATCAGATTTCACACATCAGATTGTCAGATTACGATAAAAAGCGGGACGGAAACCGATGTAGCTGTTCGAGGTCGAACGCCCGTCGTGGCTGCTCAAGGAGCCCAAACCTGCACTGGACGTGTAGGTCCAGGTGCCACCGGCGTAGCCGAAGCGCTCACCAATGTTGCGCATGTACTGCGTTCCAAGCGGAGCTGAATCGCAAGGCATGATCAAGAGATGCTTCAGGATATCAGGAACTGTAACCTCTGCTTTTGCGGCAAGCGTAGCAAAACTGTTGACTCCATATGCGCTTGCATCCGGAGCAACATTCTCGATCGCAATATTCAGCCTGAATGCGGCGGTACCGCCAGCAGGAGGAACGGTCACATAGTCCCACTTCAGTGTATCAGCAGTAAGCGGGTCAACAAGGGAACCGTCCTGCAGGAAGGCTTTCCACAACACAGATGCAAGACTCTGGTCATTCGCAGAGTTAGCCGCGTTGTTGTCTGCCAATACCTGAATCTCACCTTCGTTGATACGCCTTCCCGTCAACCACTCACGTACATTTCCTCGCATATCTGCAGGGCTGAACGGAGTTCCGTCAAGATTCCATGAGAGCGGCCCGCTTCCTGCTCTTGTGCGTCCAATCTGGCGCGGTGCACTTGAATACACATAGCTTGCTACGCCCTTCTCCGTGCTGTCTTGATAGCTCACTCCATAGTAGTCATTTCCTCTTGGCTGAAAGCCCTCACGCATGGCCCTGAGCGTCAAGTATGCCCACTCTGCATTCGTCATGCAGTGATGGCCCGTACCCTTGGCTGCACATGCGCTCATTGCCGCATCGAGCGTGATGGTATTCGCAGGATCGAGTCCGCGAAGGCTGACCGCATAATTCGTACCTGCTACTCGTCCTGCAAGATATTTACCGATGAGGATCTCCACGACATTGCCATCAACCATGAACATCGGGTGAATCTTATCCGAATAACCGAACAAGGTTCCTCCGTTGCTTAGCCATGCCATCTGTGCCTTCTCGTCAGGCTTATACACGCTGTACACCGAAGGCCTATTCGCGGCATCAAACAGCACGGTATTAAGCCCCATCGATGCGTCTTCGACTCTGTTCTTGAAATCCTTCTGCATCACCAGATCGGTGACTGCCAGGTCATTACGCAGGAAGTAAGCGGTGATCATATCCTCTATCTCAAAGATATGATCTGCCAATTCCTTGCTTGTGTATCTTCCGCTCACATATTTCATAGCATGATCTCCTCTTCATTTTCAATAATCGGCAACGGGAACAGATGCGCATAGCGCTCGCGCACATCTGCATCCAGTATCGGCACATAAGCATTCGCCGCTTCCTCGCTTCCTGAGAACTTCTTCTCCTGGACCAACTCAACACCTTCATCTGTGTAATCAAGATTTATCAGCCAGTCGTCTCCGGCTTTTGTCAGTGTATGCTTCACGATTCTATGACCTCCACTTTCATCTCACCATATACCGCACGCCCATACAGGCTGACCGCAGTACCGGAATCAAATTCGAATGCCAATTCTGCCAATGGTTCGAGCAGTATTCCCACCTTCTCGGTTATACCTGCACCCCCGATGCGCGCAGTCCTTACCGGATCAAGATTTCGCACGACCATGCGAGTCCTTGACGCCAGCGGATTGCCAAGCTCAACAGCCCCAGATGATACCAACGTCTGGCTCTGGATCACTGGAGAAGCGAGAATGCTCTCATACACAGTCGTGTCAACCTGCATGTCGTGTGGCTTGTCGGCAATTGCCTGGACCTGTCTGTAATTCGCAAAAAGATTATCCATAATTTATACCTCACTCAATGTTAGAACAAAGAACGGTTCGCCATCAACATATTGTATGCTGTGCGTCTCGCTCCAAGTATCTGTGCCATCACTCACCTGGTTTGCCAGATAGGCTCCGCCTGCAGTCCAAGCAGCGCCATCCCAGTAGTACCAATTGCCATCTGACTGCACAACAAATATTCCTGTTGTGCCCGTGGGATATGCGGCTTCAAGCAGGGCAAGCGTTGCATATACGCCCTTAGGAGAGCCAGAAGCAAGACCGGCTATCAGCACGTCGTGCTCGTCCAATCGTGAATCAATGGTGATCCACTGACCTTCGAGCAGGTCAAGGCGTGCATCAAGCCCAAGGATATCTCCCTCCGCCTGCGACATTCTCCCCTCAATCGAATCAACTTCTGCCTGAGTTGCGGCACCCTCTATGTTCGCAACCTTAAGCAAATCCTCAAGTGCGATGAATACGGGACTTCCATCCTGGTCCATCCCCAGAAATTCGGTTCCGTTGCGCTTTATTATGAAAATCTGCGTTGGGTTCTCTTTAAATCTCTTCGGTCCTACTATGCTCATATCTCAGTCCTCTCTATCAGCACTGCGCTGATCTTCGTTGTAAGATCGTCAAGCGATGGATCAACTGCAATAACCTGCGCTTTCCATCTTCCAAAATATGACCTGCGATCTGTCTTCAGTTCAAGTGTAATGATATCATAGATTTTCAGGCCATACCACTGTGATCCATGCAATGTGATCTCGGCAGTGGAGAAAACCTTGCTGAAACGTTCTGCTGAGAATGCTGCACGTTGCTCTGCTGCAGCTTCTGATACCAGATAAGTATCGATCTCCATCGTAGGGGTCTGCCTGTAAAGCGCTGTCACGTCTGCTTGCCTTGAATCATCTACGGATGTCTGCCAGGTATCCGCATGATAATCATGTGCATATTTTGCGGTGACAATGGCCGCAAGAAGCGTGCTGTCCGATTTGACGGTAAGCGTCAGATTATCCTTGATGTCAGGCCAGAATATGTTTGCAATCGGCTCTGCTGTCCAGTCGTCGAAGATGATCCTGCGCTTTCCATCAGCTCCTATGTCATATCTGAATCCCAGGTTGCAACTGTTCTGTATGTCGGATATTGCCTTGTACACTTCCATCTGTGAGGTGAAGAGCACACCTATGGGTGATAATGTTGCTTTAGCTGTTTCCCAATTGGAAAAATCGTAATTGCTCGATGTATACTCGATGCCCAATATCCGCTGGTTGATATCTCGTATCACATCGGCTGCAGACGTGTTTGCAATACCCACAGGATTTAGCAGCCGGCACTCAAGCACACTTCCTGTATCCTCACCCAGCCCGTTGCCAGGCGAGCGTGCATAGATTGCTGATACGGTAAAAGTGCCGGCCTCAAGGTCGTAGCTTATTGGTGATACGGTAGCCCATCCAAAATCACCCAAGCATTGCACTGTGCCTAGATCTGTCATATGAGGTGCCAGCTTGTACGTGACGGGAACGCCAGTATCATCTGCTACAATAGCCTTTGCTCCTGCAATCTGCCCGTAGAGGAGAGGAATAGGTTTTCCATCACTGTCAAGAGACAAAAGTTTCGCGTTCATACTTTTTCGCTTGTCCTGTACGTCTATGAGGAAATTGCTGAGCGTGAACGTATAGTTTTCCACATACAGATTTGCCAACTGGACAAGCTCGCTTCTTGTATAGCGGAATCGCGATGTATCACTCTCAAGGTAGTAGAGGAATGCATCGTTGCCATGGATAGCATCATCAATGATATCGTCAAACTGTCCACCACTGTTGATAAGCTCGATGGCGCCAGCAATGAATGCCATCTGGTCGTATTCCTTCAGGTCAGCCTGCTGTGCGAGCGAAGGAATAGATTTGAGCAGGGGTTTATACAATATGTCGTCGATGTATGCAACGCCGCGATCGGTGACACCAGAAGTGACGCCGGAAGCGAATGAATCAACTGATGGAAGAATATTAAGCGAGAGATGTATATAAAGAATCTGCTCTGCTGAATCCCAGAAGAATGACTGTGCTTGATCCAGGCAATCTGCAAGACTGATGGCACGTGTATAGTTGATGTTTGGATTCTCGATGATCGCCGATATATTCATCTCAAGTGCTGAATCATCACCCAATGCCCCGAATGTAATCGTCCACCAATCAGCGGTTGAACGCCTTGCCGGATAGGACATGACCACGAACGGTGCATACGGGGTGAATGGCCTGAGTGTGTAGTATCTGGCAATTTCAAGGATGGTCATATCAACTTCCCATATTCAAATTTTACTATGAATAATTTCTTTGTTGTATAATTCTGAATTATTGCAAGACCATTTCCTGAGTCTGAGATATCCCTCAGAAGTTCATTTGATCCCAATGCTGGATTAGTGGAATATACAGGCCAACCACATATTTCAGATCCAAGATCAAAGTTAAATATACCAGTACCGTCTTTTGTAAGATAAAGTGAATTATTTATGAATCTGTATATTACTTGGTCTAGACTACCTCTATAATCAAGAATATCTTCTGTATCGTTGATGTAATATCCTGATGATACATTATAGGTAAGATTCAGTATATATCTTCCTACAGCACCTCCATCATATCTGAATCCAAATATATGCAAGCTGTTTCTTCCATTTGATACGGCTCTAGCATAAGTTATTGTTACAACATTACCTCCTGGTATTATCTTAGTAGCGAGCAATGTGAATGTAGAGCTACCATTCCACTGGTATGCTTTTAAGGTATTTACCTTATCAGTACCGCATATAAGAATACCCAATATCTTCTCATCCATGTCAAACCAATCCATTGTTTTTCTTATGATATCAACACCAGCTATATCAACAGTATGAATCAAGGAAAGCCCAGATGTTGATGCTTGCATCACAAGAATATTTCTGCTGTTTTCTATGCTTAGGATAAACTTGTTTTCATCGTATGGAATAACTTCACCAGGAAAATTTGAATCTGTGCTATATGGACCATAACTAGAACCGTATTTTACAACTGAACCATTTTTGTACTCATATAAAGTTAGATACCAATATCCATTTAGCTGTCTATCTTGCACTACAAATCTTTTTTCACTGATAAATCTTACTTTTATTTGCAAGGCAATTGATATATTGTATGGAGTATGGAATTCATCTGTAAGTACTCCATCAGGCCCAGTCTTTCTCCTAGGAACCAGTGAACCTACAGCAACCTCGGAAAGCGTTACTTCGATTTCTTCAGTGCTTGTTTCCCCCAAATAATTCACCACATTGAACCCACTCCCCTGCATCAGGTTCGTGATTTTCCACTTCTCCACCACAGCACCAGCAACCACCAATTGATAACCCAACACCTGGCTTTCATCCGCATGATACAAGCCATTCGCGATCGCATTCCACGAGTATCCTGATAAATTACTTATCCAACTCAAAACCAATGTGTCACCGCTCGCTTCAACCTTGAGGTAGTACGTTCCGTCCGCAACAGGCAATGCAATGGCTTCTTCGCTTTGCGCTATATAAAGCACGCCACCATGGCTTATATAACTTCCCATTGCAATCGATGGTGTCCCTGTCGTATTCGTCCATTCGGTTAGTATCATTGCCTGACTTCCAAGCTGGCGCGTATACGCATTCAAGTGCGCGGAAATTGCCTGGTAATCGGTGATATCCTCTGGGGGATTCCTGTATGTTCCTACTTTCGAAATTGCCATTATCGTGCCTCCGTTATCGTCATACCGAATCGGTAATTCTTGCCATTCTTCTCATCAGCTGTCCATTCCTCAATGATGCCGAACATCGGAGCAACAAACTCATGATTGCGCTCTGTGCTGTCAAGCCACACTTTTGCGCCGATTCCGTTATCGATATACACTTTCCTCAATGCGTTCATCTGAGAGCGCTCTGCATAGCTAAAACGGAAGGTGTATTGCTTGAGCGGTATCACGTAATCGCGCACCACCTGCCCTGCTTGGCTCCTGGATATGATGCTGTTGTCAATCCAACCCTCACTGAAGTTCTCATTCGGGTTCGGCATGACAAAACATACGCCCATTCCTATGCCACCGATATATAGCTTTGCCTCATCGGTCTCTGCCTCGATGATAATCTTCCTCACTCCTGTATATGCCTTCGGCCAATGATAGACAGCTGGATCATAGAACTTGTCGCTTACGCTGTCATAATATCCGTAGAATTCATTGTCACCATATCCGTATACTCCCTCATCATATCCGTAGTAATGGCCTACACTCTCACCCTCAAGGTAGACGATTTCCATTACTGCATCATCGGAATCGAGCAGGGCTATACGCAATCTCGTGGCATTGGTGAATCCCCAGAAGATGCTGTCAAGCGCAACATCTGTGCTGAACTCTGCAGTTATCGTGTCGTTGCTCTCTGATGCCTGGTATAGCTGACGGAGAAAAGGGCTCACAACATTGGTGACAGGATATGATTCCTCTTCATGGAGTGAGGTCAATGTTGCTGCATTCAGGATGTTGTCGAACAGTATCTTCATTTATTTAACCTCACCCTACCATTATTTATATCATCAACGACCGTCTCGGACAAGACTTTTCGGTTTACCACCACCTGAACGACAATCGGTTGTCTTCCTTCTGAACGGTTTCCATTCATCTTGTCCACGATCTGCTGTGCAAACATTCCCATGAGCTCTTGCCCGCTTGGCCCTGAGTTGAGCGCCATCTCAGGATAGCCATTCTCAGCGAGCGTCACATCTCGTCCGCCCATTTGTGGCAGTACGATACCGCCTGTTGCCAGTTTGGGCTTAGCCATGGTGACAGCTGATATCTGCAATGCTCCCTGTGCGGTAGCCACCCCGCCTGCAATCAAGCCTGCTGGGATGAACGGCTTGGTCAGGAAGCCATTCAAGGCAAGCATGGCCGCATCGGCAACAGCTTGTGCCATCTGTAATTTCCATTGCACCATGGCCGCCTCATACTGTATCTGCTTCCGTCTTTCCTCATATTCCTCTTCGATGTTTGCCTTGTCTACGGCTGCCTGTTTCTCTTCCTCTATTTCTGTTGCCCTTGCATTCGCCTCATCAATCTGTTGCTGGATCAGTATTGCGGCTTGCTCATCACCAGCTTCCTTTGCTGCATCAAGGCGCTTCTGTATGAGCGCGATCTCCTCAGCGCTCTGCTTTCTCGACTCGGTGAGTTCAGCCTCAGCAAGTTCGCTTGCTGTCTTTTCCTGCAACCCAGCGGCCTTGAGCTCAGCCTTCAGCTGATCCTCAAGAGCGTCGAGCTTGTCGTCATAAATCGCGCTGAATAGGGAGGCAAGGCTTCCTGATAAATCATCCCAGATATCCTTGATATCCTGGGCCATTTTCTTTGTCTTGGCGATTGACGCTTCTTCTGCGGTTGTTTCCTCGAGCGCATCATAATATTCGTTGATTGCATCAATGTTTTCGTTTATGACACGTGCCGATGCACCAGATGCCAATGCGGCGGCGATTGCACGCTTACGCTGTATCTCGATCAGTTCAAGCTCTGTCTTTCCCATATCTTCGAGCTTCTGCTTGTAACTGGTGGCGCTGTCAATCTGTTTCTGGTCGGTTGCAAGTTGCTTCTCAGCCGCTTTCTCTGTTTCTTCGGTTATCTTCTCTTGTCGCTTGGTCTCTTCATCCTGAAGTTTCTTGGTTTGTGCCGCAACCTCTTCATCGGTCAGTGCATCGTAATATTTATTGATCGCGGCAATGCTTGCATCAATGGCTTCCTGATCACCACCAGCCGCACGAGCTGCAGCTATCTCGCGCTCTCTCCTTATCTCAATAAGCTCCAGCTCTTTCTTTCCTACCTCCTCGGCTTTCTGTGTATAGCTCTCAGCAAGATCAGCCTGCTTCTTGGCGGCCTTCTCGGCATCTTCCTCTGCCTGCTTCAACTGCTTCTGACGTTCTTCTTCAATCTTTTCTGCCTGCTTAGCCTTCTCTTCGTTGGCAAGTCCGTCATAGTACGCGTTGATTGATTTTACATTTTTCTCTATAGCTTCATCTGTTGCACCAGAAGCCTCAGCCTCGGCAATAGCTCGCTTTCTGCGGATCTCGATAAGCTCCAGCTCTTCCTTGCCAAGCTCCTCGAGCTTCTTCATGTACTCGTCGGCCTGTTGCTGTTGCTGCTTATCCAAGCGCTCCTGCTCAGCCTGTTTGTCCTTTAGTACCTTCGCTTGCTCTTCTTCCTGTTTCTTGAGTTGCTTGTCCTTTTCCTCATTCACCAGCGCATCGTAATACGCATCAATATCCTTGATGCTCTTTTCTATGAGCTCAGAACTAGCACCAGACATGCGCGCTTCTTCCTTTGCGCGCTCACGCTTCACCTCAAGCAGTTCGAGTTCAGTCTTGCCCAACTCTTCCATCTGCTTTTTCTGCTGTTCCATCTTCGCCTGAAGTGCATTGTCTGCCGCTTCCCTCTTCTCGGCTTCCATTAATTTCACATAGCCATCGTAGCGTGCATTGATTGCGGCGATTGCATTCTCTTTGACCTTTTCGTCAATGTCCATACCTTCAATGGTTGCAATCTGCCTATCGCGTTCAAGCTCTGCAATCTCAGCCTCGGTCTTTCCCATTTCCTCGAGGGCCAATCTGTTCTGCTCTGTCTGTTCCTCTACCTCTGCCAACGCCTGAGCGCGTTCTTCCTCGGCCTTCTTCGCGGCCTTCTCGGCTTCCTCTTGATCCTTGACCGCCTGTTCATATGATTTTCCAGATGCAACGGCCTGCCTTATGGCTTCGTCATTACTGATGTACGCTGTCTCTTGCTCTAGCAAACTCTCTATCAGCTTGTCGCTGGCCTTCTTGCGTTCCTCGTTTGCTTCCTTCTCGGTTACAACACCAAGCTCAAGCTTCCTGTCTATTTCTGCAAGCGTGGCATCATATACATCGAACAAAGCCTGCTGTGCCTGTCCCTCCTTCTTGAGCCCAGCAAGGCGCTCAGCATTGCGTGCTGCATTCGCGCGCTTCTGCTCAAGCATGATCTCATCTTCGGTCTTTGCTGCCTGCTCACGCTCCTCATTGCGCTTCTTCTCCATATCAATAGTATTCAGCAATGTATTCAGGTATGCCTTGTCCGCTTCATTGACCAAATCGCTTGCGGCCAATACGCGCATCAAAGCTTCTGCGCTGATGCCAAGCACCTCAGCCCAGCGTCCTACGTATTGCGTTACACTTTCACCGCTCATCATCGTCTGGTTGAGCATCATCTGCAATATTTCTAATGCATCAGTGCTGAGGTTAAGACTTGCGACCAATGCGTCAAACTCACTGAGTTCCAATCCGAAACTATCAGCCTCTTCGGTCAGCTCCTTGAGCTTCTCCGCGGTCATTCCCAGTTGCTCAGCAAGCTCACCGAAGTCTCGGTTTGTTTTCTCTGTCTCGATCTCGTCTAGCTTATCCTTAAGCGCAGAAAATCCAGCTGTGGCCGTAGCAACAGCAGCCACAGCCCATCCGATGGGACCAGTCAAGCCAAGCATGGCCGCCTTCAATGCCACAAAGCCCTTGGTGACTGCTAGTACTACAGGAATTCCAGCAAGCAGTGTAGCGAAGAAAACCTTGATAGGACCTGGCATGTCCGCTACCCTGATGATGATATCAGTCAGTATCTCAAGGAAATCCCTTAATGCAGGGGTGACTTCCTCAACAAACTCAATCTGTGCGCTCTGTGCCGCACTCTTGAGCCTGTCAAGGCTACCAGCCAATGTGTCGTTCTGGATTGCGTACATCTCGCTCGCAGTCGATGTGCCGGTTACTGCACGCTCATATTCCTCGAGACCTTCCTTTCCTTCATTGAGCAATGCAAGCATCTGCGCACCAGCACGTGTGCCGAATGCGTTCATCACATCACCAGCACTCAAGCCTGCATCTGAGATATTCTGTATTACATCTGCAAAGCTGTTTGCAGCTGGATTGATCTGATCAAATGTCAGGCCCATTTCCATGAGCTTACGCGTGGTCGGATCGGCCTCACTGGCAATGCTTGCCAGTATAGCCCTGAGCGCAGTACCAGCCTGCTCTCCTCTAAAACCTGCGTCATAGAGAGCGCTCAGCGATGCTACTGTTTCCTCAAGGCTCAAGCCCATTGCTGATGCAACAGGGCCTACTTGCCGCATGCCTGCGGAGAGCTTTTCCATGTTCGCCATGCTGTTTGCAATCGATGCGGCGAACACGTTTGATATCCTGGTTGATTCCTCAGCGGCAAGATTGTACTGGTTCAGTGTAGCGACGGTGAGCTGAGAAGCTTCACTAAGGCTTGACTGTGTGGCACCAGCAAGCATCAGAACACCATTCAAGGAATCCACAACCTCAACTGCAGACAGGCCGCCTGATGCAAGACTGTACATCGCATCAGCCGCTTGGCTTGCGGTGAATCGAGTTGTCTCGCCAGCTTCCTTGGCCGCCTCGCTTAGCTGTTGGAATACCTCGTCGGTTCCCATGACAACTGACTGCACATTTGCAATGCTTTGTTCATAGTCACCAGCAACCTTGATTGACTGCTTCATCGCAACAGTTATGGCCGCGAATGCGGCAACACCTGCAAGCTTTGTCGCATTGAAGCTATCCGTGAATGCATCTTCTGTGCGCTTCGCATTCGTCTGGCTTGATGTACCGATCTGGTCGAGCAACCGCTCTACGCTCTTGACATCACCACTCAGCTTGTCGAGCCTTACCCTAACACTGCTATATATGGAACCAGCATCAATCGCCATCTGCTATTTCCCTTTTCTTGTTGTGGAAAATCGTCCACGCTCTCTGGTTTATGTCACTGCGCATGAAATCAGTGAAACGCCCATGCAGGTGATCTGCAGGGTTGTCATTCCCAAGCTTTGCCTCTACAGCTGCTCTGTAAAGTACTTCTTCTGATACGTCCTTGATATCAGATTTATCAACACCAAGAGCATAGCAAACAACACCATTGAGAAAATCATCAGGTAGCAAGAGATTTGCCCTTATCTGAAGGCGTGTAATTTCCTTGTCGAGTGCTTCTGCTTCCTTGCCACCGTCGAGTAATGCGAGCTCTTCGTGCAGATTGTGGAGTGCCTTGTTTATTTCCTCTATGTTGATCCCCTCTTTGATGGTATCAATGATATCCTGATACGTAGGGCAATGGATGGACTTCTTCGCGATATTATGCATTACCTCGCTGTAACCGACAATCTCATCGAGTGTCGGTTTCTTTTTTAAGCGCATCTTGTCCTGCATTGTCTCAATGAGTGATATATCAGTACCGCCACATGAGTATATTTGTGCTTGTGTGAGTTCTCGCAACTGCACCTGCACAGGATTGCCATAGAATGGCAACGTTAATATGGGGAATTGCGCGTCATGGAATTGTTGTAACATGGGTACTCCAATGGGGAGGGTTTCCCCTCCCCTAGAAAATTGGTTACACGTTCTCGATGTCAAGTGCGTTGAACGCCGCTACGGTAAGCTCCTCGCGCTTCCATGCAGGGTGCTCAACACCGTCTGAGTCGACCCATGTCTTGCCCTCAATGGTGTACGGATCGTTGGACCAGCCACGTTCCCTGGTCTTCTCACCGCCCATGCCCTTGCACTGGTCACAGGTGATCTTGCGATACCCAACGAGGTCTCCCTCGTAATTCTGACCCTTGCGATATTTGGCATAGAAAGCCTCGATCATCACGACAGGACGCTTTGTCGAGAACACAGGAGAGCTGATGTTTCCATCTGCATCAATCGGGGTGCCCTCGAGCAATCCCAACATCTCCCAATCCTCGGCAGTATCCACAAGGTTTGCCGTGAAGCCCTTGTAGTATCCGTCTGTGATCACCTCGGTATCGAATCCCCAAGCATCAGTTGTGGTGATTCTTTCCCCTTCCTTGCGGACCGGAGACTGACTGAAACTCTGCATCGTATCGGATACGAGCAGCTTCACCCCGAAGCCCTGGCCGATCATTGCCAGCTCAGCAGCTTCGCCGTACACCTGCAACACAGTTGCGGTTGCATGTGCGATCACAAGCCTACCGCTGGTAACGTCCTTCTCTGCAGTGAGCGCGATTGTCCCTGCAGTAAAAGCGGCAGTGAGCGCGGTCACCAACTCATCAACAGTTACAGCAGTCTCGTCAACAGCTGCCGCTAGGTCGATATCAACATCAACAGCTGCAGCGTCGTCAATCTTGATGGTCATTGGTACAGCGGCAATCGAATCAACCCCACTGTAGTCAAACGGTCCAGCCCCACCAACGATATTATCAGCCGTTGGGATGGATAAGTCGTCATTAACTGCGCGCATGCGCAAATAATGCAGTCCGAAAGCATACCTTGCGTTCTTTTTCAGTGCCATAATAAAAACTCCTTCTAGAAGAAAATCGTTGGCGACAAATAGGTCCGTTCCATGGCTATCGTACCGTCGTCATTATCTACAATTGTACCAGACATTTGACCATCTGCATAGATGCGTTGCCAATTGCCCAGATAAGTCTCAGCCTCGAAGTTATCAAGCAATGCCTGTGCCTCGGCCATGAAGGTCTTGAGGAATATATTTCCGCCTGCGGCAACGTGGATTATCACTCGATAGATCGTTCCCCTGTCCAGTGGATCTGATTCTTCCTTCACCACAATATAAGGAGCGGCCGGCATCGGCTTCGCCTTGCCATACGGCACCACGTTCTTGATTTTTCCTTCTTTCAACTTTGCTACTATCTTCGTTATCATGCGTACAATTTCTCCAATCGTGCCTTGAATTGTGGCATGTACTCGTTGATGATCGGTCTCAATGCTTCATTCTGCCGATCGTTGGCTAATTCAAGATACACTCCGTATTGTATAGCGTGCGCTAGAAAAAACCCAAGTACCTGCCCTCCCTCTTCCTTGAACGCCTGGGAGAAAACGGTATCCTTTGCGATATTGGTCTGGTTTATCCAGTAGGTACCCATCTCCTGATGGATACGGAAATGCCTGAGAACGACCCCCGCATAATAGACACACAGGGCATATACTGCCCGTTCCCTCTTCTCGTATTCGCTCCTAACGTTGCGCTTAACCTTTCCCGTATCTGTGGATGCCATCTGCGTACAACTCCGATGCCACTGCGCTCAGCAGGTCATAGGCTTCAACGAGCGTCAACAGCTCCTTGCCGGCATACGGATTCATGATGTATGCCTCATCCACATCGGGCATTTGCTTGGCTTGCATCGGATCTGATGCGCTTCCTGGTATCTGCATAGCTATGCCTCCATGATCGCGGCTTCCTTGATGGGAGCCTGGTAGCCCACAATCTCAGAGCCGTAGCTCAACGGGTCAACAACGCCAACTTCCCAGCCTGTGCCCTGGTATGTGAAACGGTCACCCTCATGAATCAGCGTCTTATAGTCGGCAAGGATGAAACGTGCAAGATTTGTCCCAAGTCCCACCGGTTTAGGCTCAAGGTTGGATACCGATTTGCTCTCATGCGAAATGCGCACCTTTGCCTTGTACACTACTGGCACTCCCATAGGATCGGGCATCAAGCCACCGAATCCATCGTCAACAAGACCCATACGCACCATGAGCAGATCGCTCTGGTTCGCCTTGATCTGTGCCTTGATACCCTGTCTTGCTTGGCTTATCACAGTACGAATCCTCCGCAGATATCAGGTTGCTTGCTCTGGCCTATTCTACCTGTATCCTGCCCTGTATCAGATTTCTTCTGGGCCTTGCAGTCGTTGGAAAGCGCCTTGTAGAAGTTATAGAGCTCAACAAGCGTATTCCACTCGGTTGTTTCTGTTCCGGTCGTCAGGCGCTTGATCCGCATTTCCATTCCCAGGTTCTTTGCGATCTCGAAGTAGCATCGGCACTCGGCATCATCACCGTAAGTGGTGATCATCGCATCAAGGGTTGCATCACTGAGATACAGGGAAAGACGCTCACTATCACTGTTGTAATATTCATCCTCAGCAACGCGATAGCAGGTCAGCTCATCAGGAGAAGCAGGAACTGCACCCTCAATGATCTTTGGATATCCATGCGGGTCTTTTATCCTGATTCTCAGCTTGATAACTTCTTGTATATTCATATGAACATTATGATTGACAAATACTGAATTGTCAACGATACTATAGGTACATACATCTGGATCTGCTCATAGACGTTTCCGTTCTCCTTTTCCCCATTGGGTTAATTGTTCCCCAATGGGGCTTTTTATGCAGATTAGTGTTGACAGATTTATATATATAAAGTAATGTATATGTACAAGGAGAAAACGATATGGCAAAGTTCAAACCGTTCACCACTTTCAATACTTCAATGGATTACCCGAACAATAACTTTCTTGATGAGTACGCCGATGAGGAATTGATTAATCCATTCAGCGGAAAGACGTATCATCCAAGAAAGGAGTTCATCGGGTGTGGGGGCAGAAGGCATGGAATTGAAGTATCAGTACTTCCCACCAAGAAAGATGGAGTTATTGTATGGAAATGGTCAGCAGAGCAAAAGTCCGCAAAGCTTACAGGAAACGGGTACAAGTTCTCCAACTACTCAAGGCAGTGGCAAGAGGGATTCACTGACACCTTTGAAGAAGGTAACAAAATCGTGACCGACTTGTACACAAAGTGGATGGATGAACGTCCTACTGCATAGGCACAAAAAGGGGGTAGCATTTCTGCTACCCCTCAATTTTGCTTCTCAGGCTTACGCTTCGGTCGGGAGTGTGATCTCGATGATGAAACCCTCGCCGGTTGTTCCAGCAGCAGGATAGGAGCTTCCCAGGAACTGCTTGTAATGCTCAGCCTGCACCCCGTACCATGCTTTCTCTTCGGTGGAAAGCTGGAGCACGCTTCCGCGTCCGGTTTCCATGGTAAGAGGTCGCTTGGTCGCTACCCAGAATGCTTCACGAGGAACAAACAAATAGGCTTTGCCCTGCTCGACACCAGGATAAGACAATTTCTTCTTTCCCCATGTCTTGCCATCGAGAATACCGTGGTCGTATTCGATGATGGTGTCGATGGGTAAGCTCTGCATGTTCAAAGAACCAATGGTTCCATTCCCGCTTCCAAGCTGGCCGTTGATCACGCGCTCGATATCCCATCTGTCCGCGCTGTTGCACAGCAAGGTCATGGACGGAACAGCAATCTTGTTCTTGGTCTGCGGGTCTTTCAATCCGCGAAGCTTCTTGATTGCCTTGCGCATGGTGTTGTACATGAGCACATCATAGGTGGCATCAGCAGTTGCATCAGCAGCCTGTTTCTGGGTTGCATGGTAGGTTGCACCAACGATGGTTCCGATGGTCGCGGCGTTACGCTTGTCCGTATACGCATTGACTGCTGCCTTGTTGGCCTTCTCGATGTCACGCAGTTTGTTGAACAGCAAGTTCTTCAAGCTGTCCTTCCAACCGATTGCGAGGATCTTCATTGTCAGGGTGTCAGTGGTTCCCAGCTGTTGCTCAATGAGCGGTACACTGTCATTTGATCCACTGATTTCCTGCATCTCACCGACGTAGTCGTAGAGTTCACGCAAGGTGATGCTCTCTGGGAAGTCGAAGTCAACAATCTCGGTTGCTACCAGATTGGTGAGGTCTCCGCTTTCCTGTCTGCGTCGGGTGATGTCGATGAATACTTTCTGCAGGAGCTCTTCAAGGGTTGCTGGGCTCGGTGCCTGGGCGGCATTCGTTGCCATCTCAGTCTGTGCCTTTGCTTGCAATTCCTTGATTTCTCCCCAGAGCTTTGCATGGCCCTCGGACCCTTCCCACACGGTATTGGTCATGGGAACGATCAGCTCTTTCCCGATGATGTTTGCATGTGGGTCTTTGATGTTATCGTCAGCCTTGCCACTGAAGATAGCGACATTGGTTGCCATCTTCTGCTTGACACGATACTCTTTCAGACCGTCCTGGTCAAAAACATTCAAGTGTCTCATTCTTTACACTCCCTTATGCAATGTAACCGAAAACGGTCACGATAAGATCAGATCCGGTGCCATTGGCATCGGCCACAACTTCAAGGCCCTTCTCAGCGGTGAAACCAGCTCCCTGTGCGATCGGGTCGGAAAGGGTGGCATCAGCGATGGTCAGATTCGCATTTGCTACAAGGTCTGCAACTGCGAACGATGCGCCTTCAACGTCCGCACTGTCCTTGACAAGCACTTCGGTTGCGGTTGCCCATTCGGTTGCACCATCGACAGAAGCGAAAATGCTATGGATATAGACCTTCTTTCCTGCCGGCACCTTGGCATCAGCAAGAAGCACAACTTCAGTTGACCCTGCGGCACTGGTAAGTGTAGCGGTTGCAATGAAGGGAATGCCTGCCTCAGCGGTGATCGCTGCGATTGACAACTCGGCTGCATCAACCTCTGCCTGGATATCAACCAGGGAAGCGGGAACAACTTTTGCGTAGCGCTCTTTTTCGAACACGATTACGCCATCGCTGTTCTTTGCCTGGAGCAGATAGCCCACAAGGTAGTAGGTAGCGGTGATTGTGTCGCTGAACGTCTCGGTTGCAGGGTCCCAGTAGACAGCAGCTCCAACGGTTGCAAACGTGTTCTCAGTTTCGTGCAGCTCGTCGGTCTGGATCTGGATTCCTTCCTCAACGTGGAGGCTACCTACTTCTCCGTCGGCGATTGCCTCGTCGGCTACTGCAGCGTATGGTCCTACGATCGCAAACTGGTACTGCTCGAGGTCACCACCAGTCCCATTTTCGATGCGAACGTGGTCGCACATTTCTTTTTCGATGTAAACTTTCATGTTTTCCCTCTCTCTTAGTAGCTAACGACGATTTTCTCACCGTCGGTCGGTTTTGGATTCGCAGGAGGATCAACAACCTGGTTCACCCCGGCTGCACGCTCAGCTGCCAAAGCAACAGCAATCGGCATCTTCCTGATCTCATCGATGGTCTTGCCCTTCTCTGTCTGCTCATCAGCATACAGGCGCAAATTCCCTTCCTTGCCGAATGCCTCATCAAGCTGTGCATTCAAGGCGGCCTTCTCGGCTTCCTTTGCTTTTTTGATGAGCTCTGCAGGATCATTCTCACCCAATGCATCGAGCGCTGCCTTCTGCTTGTCGGTGATCAGCTTATCCTTTGCACCGAACAGGTCGAGCGCACCCTCAAGCTTGAACTCTCCGCTTTTCACGAAGTCCTTTGCTGCGGTCAGAAAATCTTCGAATTTCATCTCTTCTTCCTTCGGCTTCTCAGGCGGGGTGCCGAAATAGGCGGCCACACTCTTCAGCCTTTCGTGGTATTTGTATTTCTCGATATCAAGCACGTTGCTCGCCTGATCACTTGCCTTTCCAGTCTCAAGGAAATCAGTTGCAAATCCTGCATCGACAATTTCCTTGCCATAGTACCATGTCTCATCGTCCATGAGTTTGAGCACTTCCTCAAGCGGTTTCCCACTGAAGCGCGAGAGGCGGTCAGCAATGTGCTTGTTCAACTTCTCAAGCGATTCGGACTCGTTCTGCATGTCGTGGTAATCACCGAAGCACCAGTTGGCCGCATTATGGACCATGTAGACCGTGATATCCTGTGCGGTAACCTTCTGGCATGCGGTTGCAATGTATGAACCGATTGATGCAACAAGACCTCCCATGAGACATGATTTCTTGCCCGTATACTTGTCGATCAGGTCATAGATTGCTATGCCCTCGGTTACGACTCCACCCTGGGTATTGAGATGAATCTCAATCTCTTCACCGTCAGCCTCGTCAAGCCATTGCTTGACCATACCTGATGTGAGGTCATATCCTACGTAGCCTGAAAGATAAATTCGTTTCATATTCTCATTTTCCTTTACAAATCATCATTTGTCAAGTCTATGCTATCATACCGTAGTAGGTATCATTCCATTCGTCAAGATAGTCAACGCTCTCTCCATCTGACCAGCGCTTGAGATCTTCGACAAAATCATCTGCATCGCGTAGGCGTGGCATGAGGTAGCAACCGCAATGTGGATGAGGCTGTATCGGAACTTGCTCGGCAGTGTAAGGACTTCCATGCGCATAATCAGGACATGCACAATCCCAATCGGCACGACCTGCCTGCATGATCCAATCGTACAGGTCATATGCACCAGGATTGCGCTTCCCTGCTTCAACACCCGCTTCCTTGAGCGATGCATAGAGCTCGGTACGAACCAGTCGCATTGCCCGCCAGTCTACATTCTTCGGTATACGTTTTGCAAACTCCTTGGTTCCGGCTTCTAACCTTCCATAACGCTTCATAAGCTTTACCTTGCCATCAGCTATGTACGTGGTCAGATCGTCAGCAATTTTTACAGGGTCCCTTCCCTGGGAAAGCCCTGACAATATCACCTGCTTGATATCAGTAGGGAACGCCTCGCCAACACGCCACACGCGCTCGCTGAATGTGTACCCGTCTGCGAACATGCGCGTCGCCATATTGGTGAGAAGCTGTTCATTGATTTTCACATACATGTTCCTGATCTTCACCACCGACAAGACGTTTCCTGCTTTTGCATTTGCATCGGTTAGCCACTTCTCATCGACAGCGGATATACTGCTCACCGTATTCTCCACGGCAATCGGAGCCTCGATATTGATCGATTCGCTTATTCCATTCACCCCGGCCTTGAGCTGCAGATCGATCTGCCTCCAGCTCTGCTGTGTAAAATCAGACGCACCGGTCAGCTCAGCAACCCTCAGCTGTTCGGCTACCTTCTCTCCTGCAGTTATGTATGATTGCTTGATCTGGGTCATTGCCGTCTTGATCTGTTTTGGTGTTGCCTTCCTTACCGACCGGTACGCCGTCTCATATTCCTTGCGTGTCATTCGAATTCGTCCCTTGCCATCTCATAGTCGGCATCGCGGAACTGCTTATGCTTTGCCATTGCGGACAAACCTTGCTCGAATTCCTCATATGTCTCGATGGTGGAAGCTGGATATAAATTGTTCCATAGCTCATAGAGCTGCTGCTTGGTAGCAGCACCCCCATCAACCAGTCGCGCGGCACCCTCGGCAAATGACTTGAATACCTCTGCCTTGGTCTTGGCTGATAGCTTGTCCAGGTTTCCCCACTTGACCTCGATATCAGGACTGGTTGCCTGCATGCTGGCTACGCTCATGAGCCGCACAGACGCCGTGAACAGGCGCTTGTATGCCGCGGTTTTCTGCCCGCGCTTGTCCTCTACGAACAAAAGCAGCAATCCCATCTGCTCCTCGGCTGATGCCAAATTGCCCTCGACCTTTATGCCCCAGCAAATCTCTGGAACAACACTTCCCTCGACGATCTTTCTGAATGTACGCTTCAAGGCTGATTCATATGCCTGGTAGGCATTGTCAGGGAACTCAAAAGAAACCTTCTCATCGGGAAGATTCAGGAACAAATCAGATTTGGCAATATCCACATCGCCTATGTTGCCGAAACCATTGTTCTTTAGCCATGCCGTTGCATCCTTGCAGTCTACGATCATCTTCGTATTGAATTTTGCCAATGTGGTTGTCTGCATGAGCTCGATGTCATGGTAGTTCTTCAGATCGTAGACAATACGCTCGTAGTCTGAGTGTCCCCTCACCTCGGTGGCATCTGAGTTATTGGAGAAATTGATCGGTAGCTCGCGCGTGATATTCGGCACGATCTCATTATCGAGCGGAATGCGGAGTGTGCTCTGCGTCCACTCGGTCTTAATCGTATCCCTGGTAAATGTGCGCTTTCTCACCACACCTGCAGTCATTCCATTGTCAAGACTTATTGTCATTTGCTCTTCGCAGATGATTGTAGATACATCACCCGTCCTGATGTCGCGCATGACCGTGGTAACGCTTGTATCAGGTATGATCTCCCAGTGGATCTTACGGTCTTCCGCTGAGAAATAGGGCCATACCCAGATGGTGCCGTCGCGATGGCATTCGGTATGGATCTGCTGCATGAGCGTGGAAAACTGCTCGATCAAATCGTTGAGCATCTCCTGGACACGGTTGTCCTCGCTTTCTGCAACAGGAAGACCCATGAACCAGACGGGCACCGCAATCGGAGCATAGGCAAGGCTGCCTGCAAGCTTGAATCCATTGTATTCGTTATGATACAAGCCGTAGGTAAGATCTCGGTTTACCACAACTCCTTCTGTCCAGTCGACAATACCGCGGGATATCCTGCGTTGCCTGGTTATATTCTCATTGGTGGATGTTCTATTGAAGAAAAGTCCCATCGGTATTATCTCCTTCGGTAAGTATCACACGATTTCTTCAAATCGTCAATGCAATCACTGATCTCATATTCGCTGTAGAAAAGACATGTCCTACCCTTGTAATGATATTCACGTTTTCCTTGATAGCCGATGATGATGTTGTACTTGAGCCTTGGAAGCGCTGACTTCTTAGGCATGTGGTCTCGTATTGATATTGTTCCGATTTCGGATGAATGAATGTACACGCTCGTTGTTTTCTTCGCATGGTAAATTGACAGCGGCATGCCATCCAAGGCAATCATCACACGCTCGTACACATCACTTGTCGTCACCATCTGCGCCTCCTCGCCATCTGTTCGCGTATCTCTTCTGGCAATACAATGCCGCTTCCATCGTAGTAGCACAAAAGCAAAGCGTCTGCCTCGTCTGGGCTTCTGCCGCAACGCTTCTTGTAGTCGTCCTTGCTCTCGATTTTGCGCCTTCCCTGGTGATCGTATGAGTACTGCCTTCCCGCAAGCTCAGCCATCAAGACAGGATCGTCGGGAATCGATGCCTCATCAACGGGAAAGTTGAACCATAGCTCGTCTGCTATGCTGGTATATTTGTCCTTGTCAGCTGGTGATCCTCCAAAGTTGATTGGATATACCTTGGCCCCAAGCTCACGCAGGCGATCGGTAACGCCGCCGCCCACCCCGCTGTCGTCAACGTAGATGGGGATTGACGGATCATGCCCAGCCATCGCCCAGCACTCATAGGCGGTGGTCATGGTGTCCTGTTTTGAAAATGATTTATGATCGGTGATAGCCAAGCCCTTGCGCTTGTATATGACGGTCCTGTCGTCGCCGTACCTTGCAACGTCGCAGCCAATCTGTATGATACCCACAGGCTCGATCACACGTTCCATTGCAGCACGAATTGCAACCCTGCTCATGACAGAGCGCTGGCCCTGCTTCCTGGGCTGGCCGCCCCAGATGTGCTCGGCTTCGTCGGGGTCGAGTGCATAGTCGGCTTCCATCTCCTTCTGCAGCTCGGGTCCCCACCACGGGTTATCTATGGGACCAGGTTCAAGCCAGATGCGAAATACATCGTCTCGGCTTGATTGCCACAAGCGCAGATCAATGGGATCGCTCTCAGTCTCGGGGTTCCATGATGCCCATAGCTCGGAGCCTGGTTTTCTCAAGGTAGGCATGATCATACTTAGACTTTCGTTTGATATGACTGCCGCTTCCTCAAGCCAGAAAATATCGAACGACTCCAAGCCCTTGACCTGGTTTGCCGCTCGTATGTCCTTCAGCCCGCGGAAGATTATCTTCGATCCACAAGGTGACTCAAGGCTCTCGTTCGTGATTTTCCATCCCTGGTAACCCAGGCGCTCGACTGTCTGCTTCATCAACGCATAGGATGATTCCTCTAGGGTTTTCTGTATCTCGCGGAAACATCCGATTCTCACTTTACGCCTGTGTGCAAGTTGTATGAGCAGGCTCGCGATCGCCCATGACTTACCAGTACCACGCCCAGACTTTGCAAGCTTGATTCGCATGGGTTTGCGAAAGCAATCAAGCTTCGGCACCACGCGCTCTCGTTCCTGCTGAATTATTAGGCTTGTCAGGTAGGCGTGGTCTTTGGGTGTCAGCATGTGAAATGTCCGAATGCAGCAAGCGGCTCATATTTTACATCAAGAAGATTCAGATCCTTGATGATGTTCGCAGGTATGCATTCATCGTAGAGATACTCAAGCGGCTCTATCTGCCCGACATCGCTGTCGATATAGATTGCCATAGGACGCTTAATCCCGATTGAATATGAAAGCTGCACCTGGCACCATTCGAGATCGTAAAGGCCGAGCATAAGCTTCGCTATCTCCCTGGCCTTATATGCACCGCTCCTGTCAACCTTCGTCGGGTCCTTTCCGCTGAAGGCCCCACCGCCAACAGGAGCAAAACCATGATAGCTGTCAACCACGATCTTTCTCCCCGTCAGTCCAGCATCACCTTCAAAACCTCCAATCTCGAATCGTCCTGTAGGGTTGATCAGGAATCTGCGCGGTGGTTCTATGTTGTATTTTTCAAGGATTGAGAGCGCGAGATTTTTCACAAGACCGTCTGTTTCTTCTCTCTTGTTTTCGGTATTCTGATAGCAGATCGTGAACGTGTCGATCCCAACAAGTTTGAAATTTTCATCATAGATTCCAGTGATCTGCGCCTTGCCATCCGAACGCAATGAGCTGTGTATTGCCCTCGATGAATCATATGCCCTGGAGAAATCCTGGAGGATCACCATTGCCTTCGGCAAGCGCTGCAATGTTTCGTTGCATGCATATCCGAACATCATGCCGTTATCCCCAGCCCCTCCTATCACATCATTGGTCCCCATCGCGATATCGTAGCTCTGCCTTCCGATGTCGACGATTATCTTCATGTCAGGATAACCAACATCATGAAGCACACGCCTGGATATCGCCTCTGGATCAATATTTGCACGCGTTGTGATCTCGCCAGTGATATAAAGGGCACTCTTCCCACCCATCACCTCTATGCCGCACCTGCTATGCCTATCCTCAAGCAGGCAAGCATCAAGGATTGCATCCGATACCTGGTCACATACCTTATCAGGATGTCCGCGAAACACAATCTCGTTGCTGAATAGCTTCATTTGAAAAACTCCTCCACTTTTATCGGTTCACCATTTCTGGTGATATTCGATTCTCTTCCATTCTCCTTGCACCATCTAGCATAACGGCCGACTATCACATCACAGTAATGCGGGTCCAGTTCGACAAGACGCGCTCTTCTGTTCAGCTTCTCGCATGCTATGAGGGTCGTGCCAGAACCTCCGAATGAATCCAAGACAAGATCGCCTTCTTTCGAGCTGTTCTTTATCTGGTAGGAAAAGAGCTCAACAGGTTTCATGGTAGGATGCTCTTTACTTACAGACGGTCTATTGAAATCAAGAACCGTTGTTTGGCTGCGATCAGAATACCAGGAATGAGACGCACCCTCTTTCCATCCATAAAGACATGGTTCATGCTTCCATTGGTAATCCTGACGTCCGAGCGTCATAGCCTGCTTGTTCCAGATTATACACTGGCGAACATCAAGGCCGCAATCCCTGCAAGCGCCTCTGAAATTGTAGCTTTCATTGTCTGCGTGCCAGATATAAAAGGCAGCGCCATCCTTCATGAATTCCTTTGCGGAAGAAAAGGCCTTCACAAGAAAACCTCTGAAATCATCGTCAGACTGACTGTCATTCATGATGATCTGCCCATCAGTTCTTCTGTGACGTTTCCTTGCATCATCTTTACTTCCACCATCGCCAAGAGCTACGTTGTATGGAGGATCGGTAAGCCAAAGATCAACAAGATCGTTCCCAAGAAGCTTTGCTAAAACCTGCTGATCAGTACTATCTCCACATATAAGCATACCCCCACCGAGATTATAAATATCACCAAGGACAGTGACATTTTCCTTCACCTCTGATATCTCATCATCGCCAGTTGTCTCATCTTCGGTCTGACTTTCGATTTTCAGTTCGCTATCCACCAGCCTCAACGTCTCCGCAACCTCGCCTCCGATCTCATCCAGCCACTCGCTCAGCTCAGATGCATCAAACTCCCCGTACTGGCTGCTGATCGCAAGCAACTTCTTGCGTGCGTCCGCTTCGTCGCTGGCTTCGATGAACGCCACGGGAAGCAACGGAATATCCCAGCCATCCTCGCGTAGCGACTGCAACGCCCTAAGCCTTTGGTGTCCGTCCAGAACCTTGTACATGCCTTCATGATCCCACACGAAAAACGGTACGTTGAACCCGTCCTCGATGATCCTCTTCTTCAACTTCTCAAGATTCTTTTTTGACAGCTTCTTCAGGTTGCCCTGGAACTCCTCGATCCTGTCCAGGGGTAGCGTCTGCGCCCCTTTGCATGTAACCTTCAATGTACTCACGGATTTTTGCCTCTCTTTCCTCGTATGTCATCTGGTCAACGCTGACATTCCCGCTGACCTCTATTTCCTGTTTCGGATTTCCGAACGCACGATCAAGCAGGTATTGCAGATTGATAAGCGACCCCTTCTTGAAATCGTTCAGATATGACTTGATAAAAAGCCTGATGATCATCGGCTGCTTGTTGTCCTGGAGAATATCCACAAGCTGATCATATGATTTGCTGAACAGCACGTTTTTGATCATCAAGGCGACATCCTCGCGGTTGATATCGTTATCCTTGATGTATTTCTTGAGCGCAGAAGGCTTCCTGCCGCGTTTAGCAGGTTGCCTTTCAGATGTAAATGGTTTTAAATTCTGTAAGCTTTTCTCGTTTACCATCACGATTTCACTTTAGCACGCTTCCTTCGATAATTCAAGGAGCGAAGTGCTGGACCACGCATATTGACAGCACCGTCGATAATACCGCGTGCGAGCTCGCTCTTTATGCCTTGATCAACAAGTGACCTATAGAAATCTTTTTTCGGCTTTGGGCCACCAAACTGGAATTCTTGGTCTCCGATTGTTAATGTCTGGTATTCGATATGCAGCACGAATGGAAGTTTCTGCTTAACCCCCATCATTGCTCTGGCTCCAATCACCAAGCCCTTGATGTAATAGGGATTGCTGCCTATAAGATATGCTACACCATGGAAAGAATAATCTAGATCATCCATATAAAATTTGTAATTTCTTGCTTCCAAAGGACATCTAAACAGCATATCCTTTCCATTAACCCATACATTCATGATATCTGTTGTAATCTTCATAACAACATATTGCATCATAAATGTGTTCATTGTCAATATTTATTTTACTGTCATGGTAATTAAAAACCACTTGCTACATCTGAATGAAGCTATTTAATTGCTTATATTATATAAACATATATACAGTTCTTGGTAAAATTTACAATTTTTGAGAAATAGCTACATTGTGTGCGCATGTGCGCGCGATTATGCGCATGTACGCGTATGCGCGTGTGTGTGCGCACACATACGTATCACATATATATATTATTAAATTTAACCATATATATAATATAATATAATATAATATAAAGAATTACATTGCTACATTGCTTGCTACATATTGCATGAATCGTGTAGCAAAATAAACTATTAGCGATAAAGCTGGAAGCAACTTTTTTTGCGTGTTAAAATAATAACCGTTGATGTAAAGAATTAGCATGGCAAATGTAAGAAAAACAAGAAACTTATTGACAGACTGAAACAATGATGATAATCTGCAAGAGCAATGGAGAATAGGAATGAAAAGGAGGATGATATGAAAAAGTGACACATGAGGACAGAGGCGTAAAAGCGTCGTCCATGGTGCAAATCCTTGGCTGTCCTATTTGTGGGAAGTGGCGGAATTGGTAGACGGTACGATTAGGGTGCAGGTTCGAATCCTGCCTTCCCCATATTTTCTAGGAGGCAAGCGATGGAAAGGAAATATCGGATCAGGAAACTGGATTGGATGGATTTTCTTGAGAATGTTTTTCTGGAGGTGGTGGTATGATCACAGACATGGAACGTGTGTTGGCAATCATTGAGAGCCTTGACACCTGCACAGGAGGGGTGATCTGTGATGATTGCCCATTGAAGCAACAGTGCTATGGTCGTGAAGGCAAGACCGTCGGCAAGATAGCGCTTGAGTATCTGAGGCAGAAAGGATACCTGAAGGGACTGGGAAGGAAAGTCAAGGTCGTGGTGGAGATTCGGCAGGACGGCAAGCCGTTAATGACGTGCATGGGATTGAATGAGGCACAGAAGCGCATCGGGTATTGCACAAGCACGATCAGTAATTATGCGAAGAACGGGAAGAAAACCAGTGATGGATTGAGCTTTGTTATTGTTCCGAGGAGGGAATAGTAAAATGGGTAAAAAGATGTATGTGGAAATCAGCGGAGAAAGGAAATTGCATGAAATATTGAAACTCATGCAATCATTTGTCAACAAGCACGAAAGGGTGGAATACAGCTCAGGCATCGTATACGACGCAAAGCTGAAGGTCTTGTATGCAACGGACAACAAGAGGCTTGTGTATGCGTATGTGGAAGAGAATCTATTTTATCCGATTGAGGATATTTTCGGCGACAATGATCTGATTGTGAAATACCTGCCCAGGGAAAGGGCACTGGTGTATTATGAGGCAAAGAAGCCCTATTCTTGTGAGAGGCTTGTGGGTGAGGATATCTCAAAGCGCAATTGCATGCGGCTTGATCTGACACGGAATTTTGCCCAATATGACTACCCGATGTTCTATCTGAAGACAGGGATATATATGAACCAGCGGTATCTTGAAGGACTCAAGGGATGGAGCTGGACTGTATATTTCACGGACAACAAGCATGATCACGTGATATTCAGATGTGCTGATGAAGCGGTGTTTGTAGTGATACAACCGATGTGCCAGAACAGGCTGGAGGACAAGAGATGAAAGAACAATATGAGCGCGAGACAGGCAAGCAAGCAATGGTGTTCAGCCCCAAGGGCATGAGCCCAAGCAATGGGTATGTACAGTGGCTGGAGGATAAGGTTGAGGAAATTAGTGCCAAGGCCGAAGCCTACGACAGGCTGATGAGTGGTGGAAAGAAAACGCTCAAGGAGTGGGCGAATATCTTCGGATTGCCGTTCGCAGTAGGCTATAATGGCCAAGGAATTGCTTTCAAGTGCAAGAATCTTCCAATTGTATATGGTCTTAACTGGTGGCCAGCAGATGTTGGAGATTTTGGGTTTGCATTTATCGATAGTAGCTTCATCGACTACACCGGCGACTGGAAAGACTCACTCACCCTGCCAGACGGATGGGAGGCCCAAAAATGCTAGCAGCAATCATATGTGCAGTACTGTTTGCAGTATTTATGCTGGTTGTCCAGCTTGTTGTACTCATGGGTTTCAGTAGATGGGTGGAAACATTGCCAAAAGAACAACAGGAGGAAGCATGGAAATTGCATTGCCTACTGAGCTACGCCGAATCGCCAGAAGAGCAGGCTATGATTATGTATCATTATAACATACCGAGAAAGGAACAATAAATGAAAACAATTTACATAAGCGGACCCATGAAGAATATTACGGACGGCAATATACAGGCATTCAACAAGGCTGAGAAGCAGCTCGTGGGGCTCGGATATGACGTGCTGAACCCGCACAAGATCGGTGAGGAGCTGAACATCAGATTTTTCGAGATGGGCAAGGTTCCTGAGTACGAGGACTACTTGAAAGAGGATATCATCCAGATGCTTGCAAAGTGCGATAATGTGCTGGTATTGCCTGGTTGGAGACAGAGCAAAGGTGCAAAGCTGGAGATTGCAAATGCACTGGCATGCGGCTTAGATGTGTTTTTCGATATTTCTGATGTACAATAACGAAAAACGTGTTATCATAGGGGGCGGAGGCTATACATGAGCAATAGGTTTCTTGACGCAAAAGAGGCATCGCTTTATACATACCGTACATTGGGCAAGCTCATAGGCACATCGAGCGTGGCTGCTGTGCATCTTGTGCACGATCCAGGCAGGGCAAAAGATCCTGATAAACTTTTGAAACTTGCATCATTCCTGCACATGTCGGAAGATGAAGCGACGGAAGAGTGGAAGTATCTGAGGGCCAAGCATCTGAGACAACTTGCCGAGCGCAAGATCAGGAAGGAGGACCTATGAACCTGTTCGAACGCGCAAAGCAGGTGGGACTTTCACATATCCGCGATTGGCTCCCATCAGGCAGGCAGGACGGCAACGAGTGGGTGGCATTGAATCCCACGCGTGACGACAAGACCGCTGGATCGTTCAAGGTGAATCTCAGCACCGGCCAATGGATGGATAATGCGACAGATGATCGCGGAGGCGATGCGGTCAGCCTGTATGCATATCTGTATAGCGGCGAATGCCAACATGCGGCACAAATGAAGGGATACAAGAACATGCAAGGCGGCATCCAGTGCGAGGCGGCGCGTGCAATCTTGGAGAAGCACGACGCATCATATTTCCCCGATGATAATGACGACTTCATGCCAACGAAGAAATCCACTGCGAAAGGCGACTACTGGTCTGGCTGGTATCCGGTAAAAAACAAGATGGCAGAATATCCAGAGGTTGACACTTCTTTTTTTATCGACAAATGGGGAAAACCTTCTGAGCGCTGGGACTTCTGGCTTAAGGATCGCCTGGTATTCTGCGTGATACGTTTCCTTGATGGCAAGACAAAATCAGACAGACCATTTACCTTGTGGCAGAAGGGAGGCGAGTACAAGTGGCGTGCAAAGGCTCCCAAGGATGAAAAGTATCCATTGTGGAACGTGAACGAGCTGGAAGAACGTGTCAATGATCCGGTGATTTTGTGCGAGGGACAGAAGGCTGCATCAAGGGGTAAGGCATGCATTGGATTGTCTGATTATGTGTTCCTAGGCTGGTATGGAGGGGCAAACAACACGAAGCTCAGTGACTGGTCACCGCTCAGAGGACGCAAGGTCTACTTCTGGCCGGATGCAGACAGTCCAGGAAGAAAAGCGATCAAGGATCTGAGAGAACTCGCAACCGAGTATGATATCCAACTCGAAGTCCTGCGCATTCCCACTGGCGTACCAAAGGGCTGGGATTTGGCAGATGCAATTGAAGAAGGAAAGGATATTCTGGATATCATCAATCCCAAGGATGAGAAGCTGAACGAAAGCGGGCACTTCCTCGATGATCTGGTGTTGCCATTTGAGATTATCGGGACATCGGGCGATGACATCGTGTTTTATCCTCATGGCTCGAACAGGATCTGCAGATATAAATCGTCGAGCCTTACCAAGAATGCCCTCATGACATTGGCTGATCGCAGTGTATGGGCAGAATATTACAATGTGGAGGGGCGCATCGCATGGGACGCTGCAATCAATGACATTTTACGCAGAAGTGAGAAGGCTCCTGTCTTTGATTTCACCCGCGTTCGTGGTGCAGGGGCATGGCTGGAAGAAAAGGAAGTGGTAATCAACACTGGAGAATATCTCATTGTCGATGGCGAGAAAAAGGATCTGCATGAGCGAGTTGGACGCTTTGTCTATGAGAAGCAGGCACGTGTGCCATACAGGGCCAAGGAGCCACTTGCAACAGAAGAGAGTGCAAAACTACTCGATGTGCTTACCATGATTGACTGGAAGGGCGTGGCGGCTCCCTACGCGCTGGCTGGCTGGCTTGCACTTGCTCCCTGGGGAGGTGTGCTGAGGTGGAGACCCCACGTGTGGATTGTAGGCCCGAGGGGAACCGGTAAGTCATGGATTCTGGAAAGGATTGTCTATCCGGTATCAATCAGGGATTTTGGGGTCAAGGGTGGCGGAACCTCAACACCCGCAGGTGTGAGGCAGGCTTTGGCTAACAGCTCGCGTTGTTTCATGGGAGATGAGATGGAATCACACAACCAGAAGGCAGCTGAGCAGATAGAGCAGATTTTGACCTTGTTCCGTGGCTCATCGAGCGGGCAAGAGAGTGGTGGGTCAACGCTTCATGGGTCCCAGGACGGAGAAGGCAAGCTCTGGGTAATGCAAAGCATGGCATGCTTTGCCAGCATAGGGGCGGCAATGCGCCACGGGGCTGACATGGACCGATTCACGGTGTGCGAGCTCACCCCGCCTACCAAGGGCAAGATAGAGGACAGGAAGGCACGATTCCTGAAACTTGAGGAGAAAGCAAGGGTGTTCACTGACGAGTACAGCAAGGCATTCCATGCACGCATGTATCTGCATATGCCTGAGTTGCTCAAGGCTGTCACGATCATGAGCGAGCAGGCATCAAGGATCATAGGGACCATGCGAGACGGGGATCAGATAGGAACGCTCATGGCAGGGTGCTGGATGGTCAGTCATGATACAGCTCCGACAGCTGGTGAGGCAGCTGAGTTCCTTTCAGGTATTGGCATTGCATCACTGAAAGCTGATGCAGAGGAAAAGACTGACGAGGAATTGTGCCTTGACGAGATCATGAGCCAGCGCATGGAGATACTCACCAAGAGCGGGAGGATCAAGACCACGATCGGTGGGGCTCTGGAACTCTGGTATGGGCAGGAGAGCGGACTGAAGCAGTACTACAACAGACAGGATGAGTATCCAGGCTTGTCACAGGACATCATAAGAAGGGAGCTCGAGCAGCTGGGCGTGAGACCCGCATACGAGACAGGTGAGGAAATGGTGTATATCGCATTGAGCCATCCGCAGCTGAGAAAATCACTGAGGGAAAGTGGCTGGGCAAACAGCTATGCGAGCCTGCTCAACAGATTGCCGAATTGCAGGGGCACCAAGGGACCGACCACATTCTCAGGGGTAAAGAAACGCTATCTGGAAATTGTTTTGCAAAATGATGAGATTCCGTTCTGATATGTGTTGACAGAATATAAATAAGGTTGTATTCTATCAATGCAAGGAGAAACACAGATGAAAATAAACGTAAAGAATGAAAAGCAGATCAATGAGGCCCTGAACGCGGTCAACAAGCAGGTGAGGAATGCTTATCATTACAATGTGAAGAATATGATAAGCAGGATCGAATTTGAGTTGGAGCACAAGCACTTCCTGAAGAAGCATTGGGTTGGGTTGAAGTTCACATGCAATCCGAATGCACAGGTATTCCCCAACGCATACAAAGGCATACCAGAGGCAACGTATTTCCAGATTGAAAGGTTTGCAAGTGGATGGTTCCTTGTTGGTGTTGCGAGAAAGGAATGCAGAGCGGATTATATCACCATGATGTGTACGCTTACCGATGAGCAGAAGCAAGCAGTCATGGAATCGTTCTACAAATTCTATTAGGAGACATCATGATAAAGGCAATACTATCATGGAAAGAAAAAAGGCAATACAAGGCAATGCTCATTGCATTGGAGACATATATCCTCGAAATGTTTCTTGATAACCCGAATGCAACATATGACATTGAAGATATAGAAAATCTGTTTCTTGATTCTGCTCTCTGGGATGATGATGGTTTTTTCTATGTGGTTGAAAGCGATGAGAACGAGATTGAAGGATATTTGATAGCAGATGCAGTGAACGATCTGATCAAACATGGGATACTTCGTATTGTTTTTACAAATAACGGTTTACAAATTGGTTACAGGAGGAAAGAGAGATGATGGATATTAAGGCACTGATGAAAGTATTGGCAACATGGATCGGTATAGCATTGCTGGTGATCGCGTATCTGATTGATGAGCGCAGCATTATATATTTCATTGCTTTTATCGCATTCACCGCATTCAGCTATTTTTTGTACGCGTTGTACAGCGGCAAGCTTGAAAATCATGGGAGAAGTAACTATGAACAACCCAATGGTGAGCGCCCGCATCCAAGGCCGAATAGGTGATTGGCATGGAATACAAACCCCTCTCATGGCAACAACTCCCTGGTTACATCTGGCTTGCTACCGGACCGTACTTCGCATTCCAGATTGACTTCTGCGAGGACGGATGGAGTGAATCGGACGACAACTATATGTACATGGCACAGCGCAACGATGCTGATGAGCCGGATTGTGAATATTTTCTCACAATTGAGGATGCAAAAGCGCATTGCGAGAAGCTGTACCATGAGGATATGGAGAGGTTTGCGAGGTTCCTATGCTGAGCGAAATCCTCCTCAAATGGATGCATGCAGCATTCATGCGCAACAATCATGAGCTCCGCAAGGAGCTCTGTTGCGCTAGGGATATGCTGGATGGCATCTTGGATGAATGGTCGGAGTACGCATGCAAGCATCTCCCTCTGGTAATGGCTGAGCTCGACAAGATGAAGCAGAGCGATGATGTGATAGCGATCAGACAAGCGTTGATTGAAAAAGCAAGGAGTATGGGATGGAAAACGGAATGTTCGGGCTGAGGCCCTATCAGCTCGATGCAGTGGCAAAAATTGAACAATATTGGTCACAAGGCAAACAGGCGGTTCTCTTCCAATTGCCAACGGGTGGTGGAAAGTCAAGGATCATCAGACAGATTGTAGATGATTATTCACAGTCTAAGAAGGTGATCTACCTGATCGCACATCGCCAGACGTTGGTCGAGCAGCTGTCAAGGGAAGTGAGCGAGGCTGATATCAAGCATGGCATCATCCAGGCAGGCATGCCCTATATACGTTATCGCGTGCAGGTGTGCAGCATGCAGACGCTTGTACGCAGGCTCGACAAGCTGGCTGAACCTGAGATAATTGTAATCGATGAAATTCATCACGTAAAAAGCAACTCCTACATGAATATTCTCAACTATTGGCCCAACGCAAAGGTGCTCGGTCTCACCGCCACTCCCCAGCGCATCGATGGAAAGGGCTTTGATGATATATTCGACGAGCTGATTTTGGGACCGACAATGAAGCAATTAATAGAGGCCGGTTTTCTGTCTGACTATGAGTATTACGCTCCTGAGAGCGTGGACATGGAAGGTGTGAAGAAGACAGGTGGTGACTACAATGCAAAAGAAAGCGTTGACCGTGTTGACCGCAAGGTAATAACCGGAAGCGCGGTCGAACACTACCGAAAATATGCCGATCATCAGCCGGCCATCGCATCGTGTGTGAGCATAGCGCACAGCGAGCACGTAGCACAGGAATTCCGCGATGCAGGATACAAGGCGATTGCTGTCAATTCACGCATGGACCAGATGCAGGTCAGACGCGCGATCGCAGGACTCAAGGATGGATCGACTGAGATCCTCACCCAGTGTGAAATGTTGGGAGAGGGTGTGGACATTCCCGCTGCTACGTGCCTCATTGGGCTGAGGCCTACCGCAAGCCTTACGATATTTCTCCAGCATTGTGGGCGCGTGCTGCGCAAAGCAAAAGGAAAGGACAAGGCGATCATATTGGATCACGTGGGAAACTGGTCGCGTTTCGGATTGCCCGATGATGAGCGTGAGTGGTCATTGAAAGGTAAGCCCAAGGGTGCGAAGGAACCGTCAAAATACAAGAGGTGTCCCGAATGCCTGAGACCAGTTGCGGTATCAGCAAGGAAATGCGAGTGGTGCGGGTACGAGTGGATGTATGAGGCACAGGAGCGAATGCCAGTAGAGGTTGAGGGGACGCTGGTGAGCATCAAGGAGCGCAAGGAGGGTGAGAACCAGGACCTGTACCGTGCAATCAGCAGGAACGCGCACAACCTAAAGGAAGCGATAAAAATCGCCAAGGAGATGGGATATAAGCATAACAGCGCATTTTATGTCTGGACAGAATTACTGCATCTTGCAGTTGACAGCGTTGTATATTAATGCTACGCTGTATGAGGAGGCACACAAATGAACATAAAAGCAGAAAAGAAAATGCGTATCCAGGCATATCACTATCGCGATGGAATGCTGGTGAAGGATATCGCAAAAGAAGTGGGTATCTCACAGGCGATTGTCAGGAAGTATCTGGCATCGGTTGACGAGCAGCTGGCAAGCGGCGAGATCAAGAAAGAGGATATCATCAGCAGCTGTGATGCTCTGGGGATCGATGGGCCGAAGAAGGTGAGGAAGGCTGAGTCTGAGGATAAGATTTGGATTAACGAGGCCTCGAGCATGACTGATCAGCAAGTTGATGAGATGATTGCCGAGCAAGGCGTGACACAACAACAGCTCAGCGAGAATGTGAATGCGTTGGATGAGATGTTAGCGAAGGCTGGTAAGCCTGATTCTGAAGATATTGGATTTGATGAAATCAGCGCTACACAGTATCAGCTCAGCGAAGCCTTTCAATCGCGTGGCGGCATTGTCAAGCCTATCAAAGGACATGAGCCTGATGGTGGAAAGAAAATGGCAATACCCATAAAGAAGCAACGAAGAGGAGGAAGGCAAAGGCAGATTGTTGAGATTGATGGGGAGCCTGCGAACAAGAAGATGAAGGGAGTATCGCCTGAATTTGATATCATCACCAAGTACATGAGCAAGAGCTTGCTCGTTCTTGATGATATCACCAAGATTCTTGATGCAAGTGCAGAGCTCAAAAACTGCGGATATACCGCAGAAGAAATCGTTCTTGCACTTACTGGCGATACTGACAGCGAAAACAAGCAACCCACAAGCCAGCGGGAATTCGTGCTTGGGATTCTAGGCTATCTCTACGATGATCTTGTCGCGGGAAACATCAAGCTATCGCATTACATCATGGAAAATGGTATGCACCAATTGCAATTCACGGAGGTAGAGGATGATCACAGTAACCGAACTGGCAGATGAACTGAGGACAAACCGCACCAATGTCTGGTTCCATGTACGCAAGCACAAGCTTGGTTCCAAGCGTGGAGGTGTACTGTTCCTCAGCAAGGAGGAAGCGGATATCGTAAGATCGCATATGCTCAAGCACCAAGAGAAGAGCGGGTATGTGACCGTTAAGCAGATCATGGATGAGACAGGATTGTCGCGTGAGACAATCACCAGACGTGTGCGGAAGATCGGCGTCAAGAGTGAGGAAAGGACGAGGATATTCTTGACCGAAGAGCAGGCAAGAATGGTGAAGGAGGATGTGAGGTGAGCAGAAAACCAAACGAATTGCACCCAAGCTGGGAAATTACTAATGTATCAAAAATTTGCGATGAAATGGAAGCAAAGCGGATTATCGACGAGGTTAATCAAGGCCATCTGTATTGTGTACGTAATGTTGATGAACTGGTCATGGCACTTGTGTCACGAGTTGCATATCTTGAGAGGATGATTGATGTTATGCTGGAGGATAGGAGATGAGGGAGATATTGTTTAGGGCATATGACAAAACAATGAAGCGATACAAACCATTTGATGGCGAGCACGATACTATGATAATCAGCCGTGATGGAAAGGTTGATTATTACAATCTCCAGAACGGGTCAGGATTTGACGAGTATATTCTAGAGCAATTCACTGGCCTTTATGATGCGACTAAGTGGGAAGACTTGACCGATGCTGAGCGTGATGAATGGATCAAAGCAGGTCACACAAAAGAGGATTGGAAAGGCAGAAGAATTTTTGATGGTGATATTGTCGGTTTTACCGCAGAAAATGAATTATGGGAACCTCAATATTATGAGGGAACAGTGTATTTCTGTGACGGTACTTTCTGGGTAGATTGCGGGAAAGATAGTGACGATTGCGATGTACTTTTTTCGATTGGGCACGCAAAGCTCTGTGATGAATCCCTGCAAATCATCGGCAACATTCACAACAACCCAGAAGAGATGGTGGAGGCCAAATCATGACCATCAAGAAACTCCAGGATACCGCATTCGCAAATGCGCTTAAGCATGGCTTCCACCAAAAGGGCCAAAATATCGGCGAGCTGCTCATGCTTATCGTCTCTGAGCTTTCCGAGGCGTTGGAAGCGGATAGGAAGAATAAGCATTTCTATAGAACGGCTCCATCATGGCTTGAGTTGTACGCAAATCGAAAAACCGATGACGATGCTGATACGTTCGATATGATTTTCGCTGAAGAGGTCAAGGACACCTTCGAGGACGAACTTGCCGATGCTGTCATTCGTATTGCCGACCTATGTGGCTATCTGAACATCGACCTTGAATCGCATATCAAGGCAAAGATGCGGTACAACGAGTCAAGGCCACATAAGCATGGGAAGGAGTATTGAATGAGAAAATTGGGTGAACAATGGGTTGAAGAGATTGATGGGAAAGAGCATATGGTTAAGGCAGTCAAGCAGACCAACAAATGCAGCGGTTGTGTTTTCTGTACATCAATATGGTGTGCAGACCACAACCAGAGTGAGCGTGATTTTGATTGTATGACCATGATTATCAAAGACCTTGGAATCCTCAATGAGGATGGTTGCTTGCCAGCTCCATGGAATAAAGAATTATATCCAGACTTCTATAACGCTTCAAAAACATTGTGGTGTATTCACGCAGAGTCAGATGATAATGACTTGGAAATGAAAGCAGCTGGTAACTCAAAACAAGAAGCAATCGACGCATGGAACAGGAGGGCATGATGACCGAGCAGCAAATTACCGATGCAGTCTTGCGCGATCATCCCATGATGTTCCGCAATGCAGTTGGATACGGGATTGCAACCGCTCCCAAGTTCATACATCGCCTCAATGGTGGAAAAATCCTGATCGACAAAGGTAGCCCCATACGCTTCGGTTTGTTCCCTGGTTCCTCTGATATGATCGGATACAAGCCCACGATAATAACCCTGGATATGGTCGGGCAAATGGTCGCCATCTTCCAGGGAATCGAGATCAAGACCGAGCATGATCGCCTGAGTGAAGAGCAGCGCAAGTGGAATAGCGCCTTGATTCGTGACGGCGCAATCGCGGAAGTCTGGCATTACAATGGCCATAGTATTGAGATTCTAAGAGGAGATCGCATCATATGAACACAAAGGAACAAGAAATTTACGACATTCTTGCAGACAAGATGGACAAGCGTGATAATTTTTTCGAGGCATTGCTGCAGGTAGAGAAGCTTGGACACGGAATCCCTGCAAAGTATGCCAACGATGCGGCTGTCATGCTCAACTTCGAATCGTACAAATTGCAGGGATCATGGAGAAACAGCAAGGCGATTACCGACAAGCTGAAGAAGGCTGCAAAGAAGATCGCGAGAAAAAAGCGTTGACAGTTTTATCATTATCAATTATTCTGTAAATAGCCAAGGAGGCAAAACATGGCACAGAAAAAGAAATATGCGTATGCATATACGCCTGGAGACAAATCGGTTTACATCAATCTTGATGCAATCAATGATCTGCCTGATGAGTATGAGGCGGTTATCACTGAGGTGCATTTCAATTCCCAGCGTTTGGAAGAGAGTTTTTCCAACGTAGGGAGCAAGACGCAACCCGCATGGCAACCGAAAGTAGAGCTCATGTACAAGATTGCGGAGGCGTGCGGAATCTCAGGTGGTGATGTATCGGAAACTGAACCAATGGTCGAGGAAGTGGACATCAATCCAATGCTCATGAAGGAAATGGATGCTCCTCCCACGTACCGGCGCATGACCGTGGGTCGTAGCGTGTCCAAGCGTTCAAGCCGGCTCATGGAAGATGGTACGCTTCTCTGGTCAAGCCTATGCACCGCTGAATACAACGTCTGGGAACGCTGTATGGAACTCTGGAGCAAGGAGGAAATCTACACAGAGGGCTACAGCAAGAAGGGCAAATACGACAACAAGTACGACAACAAGTACAAGAGAAGGGCCCATTTCGACAGCGAGATGAAGTTCGCGCATGCCAAGGCTGAGACCAAGGCGTATGTCAAGAGCATACGTGAGCTTGCTGGCATGCCTACTGGCTTTTCTACAGGCGATCTTGAATCGGGCAAGTTTGTTTTTGCGCGCATCAGGCGTTCGAAAAGCGTGCTCAAGATGGAGACCGCCGCACGCATCTCAGCGATCAGCAGAGGTCAGACACCTTCACAGCCTGCAGCTCCTGCACTGTTTGGGCCAGAGGAGCCTATCTACAATGACATTCCTGTAGATGAGACACCTGAGCCAGAGAAAGAAAAGGCAGTGGTGGAGACACATTTGTCCGCTGTTTTTGAGGAATATCTTCCACAGATCAGTGATATCACTCTTGCAGAGAGTGTACAGAATGCTATAGACTGGTTGAAGAAGCAGGATGATCCAAAGAGCAAGAAGGCATTGTACAGCAAGGCTCTCGATGTCCTGAGGAAAGTGGAAGAGCACATACCAGAAGACTTCCAGATCGAACACAATCTCTATGAGGAGGCAAACTGATGAGATATTTGAGTGTTCCCGATTTTCACTTCTCCCCCAAGTGGGGAGAGGAGTCGATGAAGATTGCGCGCAAGATTGCGCGTGAAGCGAAAAAGCATGAGGTTGACCTGATTGTACTTCCAGGCGATCTATATGATGCACCAATCATGGTCACTGACAAGGGAGGAATCAACAAGCTGCGTAAAATTGTCAAGTTATGGCTTGACGTATGCCCTGTGGTCGCTATCGAAGGAACGCCATCGCATGATGGACAGGGTTGTTATGGGCCGCTCGAGGACATGGGATTGGTATTGCTGAAACCTGGCAACATGTATGGTCTGAGTAACGGTAAGATTGATAAGGCAACAAGCGATTCCCAGCTGCTCCTATTCGGTGTACCAGAGATCGACAAGCATTCAATACAGGCGCGTCTTGAGTTGCCAGCGGACAATGCGAACGGAAAGGCGCTGGAGCTGTTCGAGCAGTATCTCACTGAGTTTGTTGGCCCATCAAGGGCAATGTTACCGAATATTCCTGCATTGGGGTTGCTCCACGGCAACGTATCTGATGCACACAAGGAGAACACATCGGATATCATCCTGCGTTCAAGCGATATCGTGATCCACACGGAGATGCTCGAGATCGCAGGACTCGACCGCTGGGAGTTTGGGCACATCCACACCCCGTGGGAATCCGAGGTGATCAACGCAGGATATGCAGGGTATCCAGGCATCGACCATAATCCGTGGGGCAAGCGTGATTTTGTGCCGGCTATGAATCTGGGTGATATGCACACAGTTGAACGCATTCCCTACGGCACCCCCATGCGGAAAAAAATCTACAAGCAGCTTGACACCTATGATCCAGCCATCGCCTACTGGTTGGTGAGCAAAGAAGCTGATTATCATTTCCCAGATGGCATGCATCCATGGTCACGCATCACATTCGACGAGCAGAGGAAGGAAACAAGGCGCGTCACAGCAGAGCAGGCGGAAGGCGTGAAAAAGCTGTCTGATCTGTTCCTCCTCATTGATCCAGAGGTCAGCGATGATGCTATCGAGCTTGTGGATACCATTCCAGAGAGCAGCGCGCATATGGGAAAACCTGTAGATTTGCGCATGACAAAGCTCGAGGTACAGGGTTGCATTTTCTTCAGGGGAAAGACCGTTGTGTTCGACCTTGAAAAATTGTCCGATGGTGTTACGGCAATCAAGGGTGACAACGGGAGCGGCAAATCGAGCCTCCTGTCATTCTGCACCCCGTATCCCCTGGTTGTGGGCAAGGACACCTCAAGCGGACGCATATCAGCGATCAAAGATTTCTTTGTGGGCAAGGAGAGCCTTATCAAGAAGGAATTCTTGGTGAATGGTAGTAAGCACAAGCATCTGATCACCATCAAGGGAGCACACACGCAATCACCAAAGGTCGAATGCTATCTGACCATCGACGGACAGCCCATGCTTGAGAAGGGAAGCTTTGACGAGATGATGGAGGAGTGCGAGCGCATTTATGGTCCGTTCTCCGATTACCGATTGACCACGTTCTATGAACAGCCGTTGCAGAGTCCAAAAAGCACCAGCAGTCTCATGAGCGCAAGCATGACGGATATCCGCAACCTCGTGCAGAATATCGCTGGAATCGACCGCGAGCAAGAGAAGAGATATGCGCTCGACCGTCTTTCTGAGTGTGAGATCCAGGCTGAGAAGCTCAACAACTGGGTTGTGGGAGCCTTGAGTATGTGCGAGGATGAGCAATCTTTGGTTGCCCTGAAACAGGGACACATTGAGGCGAAGCCTGCGCTCATGGAGAAAATATCCGAGAGTGAGGCAATCGGCAAGAAGCTCAAGGAAAAGCTCAAGAAGCTGCAGATAAGGAAGAGCGAGAGCGATTCTGAGCGCAGACGAAAATCCACTGATTACCAGAACAGGGATAAGCTGAAATCAGCGAACGAGCAGATCGGAAGGCAAGTCATTGCGATACGCGAGAGCCAGAGCGAGGTCGAGGCGATCAAGAAGCAGTTGTCTGACAATGATTTGCATGTTGCCGAGTGCAAACGTATCGACGAGCTTGAGCATAAGGCGAAGCAACAGCAATGGGAATATGACACGAAGGTGTCGGAAATTGCCAAGATGCGCAGGGATTGGCAGGATGATATACAGAGGGTGATGCGTGCAAACGAAAATGCCACATCTGATTACATGAGCCAACAAAAGATGATCGTCAGGGACATTGAGGTGAGTGAGGCATCAATCAATGCTGCAAAACGTAAGATTGAGGCATACGACAATCCCTGTCCGAAGTGTGGTTACATCGAACCTGATGCTGAGAAGATCATCGATGCCAACAAGAAGAACATCGAATCGATTGAGAAGCATATCCAGGACAAGCAGGCTGAGCTCAAGAATATGAAACAACCGTTGCCTGTCAAGGAACCGGAGAAGCCCGCAAAACTGGTGGAAGCTGAGAAAAATCTTGGTGAGCGCCCATCATTCGATGTTCCGAAGAAACCTGCATGCCTGAGCACGTTCGAGGTCAACGTGCTCCAGGACACCTTGAGCGATGCGGAAAACGCAGACGCAAGGATCAGCGCATTGGAGGAGCGCTACAAGACAAATGCTGAGACTATTGCAACAATAGAGGCAGAGGTATATCAGATTGTTGATGATATCGACATGCTTCTCGAGGATGCTTCATCATCCTATGAGCAAGAGCGGAAAAACTGGTCGGATTTGCACTCTGAGCTTTCCACAATCGATGCACGTATCTCAGACGTGGAACAGCGCATCGAGCGCGCTAAGGCCCAGCGTGAGGCTATAGAGAAGTCTCGCCTTGAAGCTGAATCGGCCACCAAGAAGGCATCGATCTGGAAATACATCTCAAGCATGCTGATGCCTTCGAAGATCCCCGCTTTGGAACTTGAATTATTGCTTGACAGCATCGATGCCGAGGCAACGAGGATCATTGAACCATACCATGAAGGCCAGTTCGCAATTAGGACCGAGACGCAGAGTGAAGGCAAACAAGGAAGCGTCGACCGGTTTGACATCATGATCTATGATGCGGAGACCGGCGAAGAGCGCAGCTTCATGAAGCACAGCCCAGGGCAGAAGGCATTTTTCAGCGATGCATACGTCAAGGCATTGGTGAGACAGCGCAACCAGAGGAGCAACAGGAGCTATGCGCCGGTGATCATGGATGAATCTGATGGACCGATCCAACCCGAGTTGGTGGGTCAGTATTACGAGATGCAGAGACGCTACTGGGATTTGCCGGTATTGGTTGTGAGCCATAGCCCTGCATCACACGAGCACATCGAATTTTCAATTGACATTGAGGAGGTCAAGGTATGAAGACAAACGGATTTGAGATTGAGAAGGAGGGTGATGAGATAACCATCACCCAGGAAAGCAAGTCATATGGGGCGAGTAATCAAATCGAGATAACCGCCACCGAGTTGCCATTGTTCATCGAGCAGTTGCAACTCATGGAGAATGAGTTGGAGGTCAAACAAGGATGAACAGCATACACATTTCAGGCAATCTCACAAGAGAGCCAGAGTTGCAAGGGATTCAAGGAAGCGATTACAGTGTTATCAAATTTGCAATTGCGAACAACGACGAGCGTAGGAAGATGAATACAGGACAGTACGAGAATATTGCATCATTCTTTGACTGTGAATACTGGACAAAGAATCCACAGCACTGGATGAAGCAGTTGTACAAGGGAACACCTGTGGTGATCGAGGGACGCCTGAAGCAGGAGAAGTGGGAGAAGGACGGACAGACGCACTATGCGATAAGGATCATTGTCCAGAGTTACCCCATCGTGGCTGCTGGTAAGGATGAGAAGCAAACAGCACCAAAGCAACCGACAGATATTGGAGGCCCTGAGCAGTTCGACGACGATCAGATACCGTTCTAGCATCAAAATATAGGGGAGAAAAAATTCTCCCCTATTTTATCATAAATGTGTTGACAGATTTATATATATAGGGTAATGTATGGATATAAGGAGATACGGAAATGGAAAAACAGATTGCAGAACTAATGAACGAGTATAAGTATTTCAACATCAGCGGCGGTGCATTGTATTGGCGTACAGGAAAAACCAGTGAGCGCATTTTGGTATCTGATATCGATAGCATTGAGTTCTTTACTGACAAGGCAGTATTGAAGTCAGAGAAGGGAACAGATTTTGGCTATCATGAAGTGGTATTTACCGCTAGCGGTGCAGCTTTCACCGAAACATTGGATAATGTGGTGTATTATAATTGAGGAGAAATAAATGAATAAGCGCCAACAGAAGAAGGCAAACAAGAACGCCTGGTCCCCGCTAACCATGCGGGTGAAACTTCGCAATGGGAAGATCAGGAACCGCACGTGGAAGATTGGTTGTTATTCACACTATGCGAAGATCATCGAGCCTACGATTAATAAGAATGTTGTAAAGACTATTATGGAATCAAATCTTGCATTATGTGGAGGACATTGGGTTGAAATAGAAGCGTACCGAAATGCACAAATTTCAACATTCGAGTATACTAATGGGAATCATAATAGGAATTTATTTGGAGGTTTGCTGTGAAAAAGAAACCAATTGTGATTGACCTCTTCGCTGGTGCAGGTGGTGAATCGCAAGGCATCCACTGGGCTATGGATGATGTAGAAGTATATGCCGTCAACCATTGGGAGATTGCATGCGCTACTCACGCGCTCAATTTCCCCAATGATCATACAATTTGCCAGGATATCCAAACGGTTATTCCAACCTCTCTTGCAAAAGGACGCGACGTTGAACTCATGTGGGCTTCACCTGAATGCACACATCACAGCGTAGCAAGGGGAGGCAAACCTATGGACGATCAGAGCCGATGCACACCGTTTGATATTCCGCGTTGGATCTCCATGGTGAATGTAAAGCGCCTGATCATTGAGAATGTACCCGAGTTCATAAATTGGGGTCCGCTTGGGAACGACAATCGTCCTATTGAGAAACAGAAAGGTTTATATTTCCGACAATGGGTACAGCTCATTGCAGGGATGGGATACGATGTTGAGTGGAGAATCATCAACTCAGCAGATCATGGATTGAATACAGCGCGCAGACGATTCTACCTGCAGGCGATAAAGCATGGATGTGGAAAGCAAATAGTATGGCCCGATCCTACGCATGCACGTGAACCGGATATGTTCCAGAAACGATGGTCACCTGCATCTGATATTATCGATTGGTCACAACCAAAAAGACCCATATCTCAAAAACCGAGACCACTTGCAGACAGCACCATGCAGAAGATTGTTGATGGCATTCAGAAGTTCTGGACACCAGAAAATTGCGAACCGTTTATTGCCAGATATAACAGCGGAAAGAACAGGGTCCATTCTATTCATGATCCGTTGCCTGTGCTTGATTGTTCTAACCGATATGCTCTGGTTGAGCCAATTGTCATGGGATATTACGGTAACCCCACGTTTACACCTATAAGCAAACCATTGCCTACACTCACCTGCAAAGAACGATTCGCGCTGCTTGAAGGATACAGCATTGACGGCAAGCAGATTCAGGATATATCTCTGAGGATGCTTACTGTTGACGAGATGAAGCGCGCTCAGAGTTTCCCTATAGGATATTCATTCGAGGGTAGCAAGGCTGATGCAGTCAAGCAGATTGGAAATGCAGTATGCCCACGTGTAGCAGAATTGTTGGTAGGTAAGCTATAAAAACCATATTATTGACATCAACAAAAAGGCTACCAGTATTGGTAGCCTTGCTTTTAGACAGACCTATTTGATTTTTTTTAGATTCGATCTACCGTTTTCCCGTTTTCGAGAATATAGCATTCATATTCGTTTGAGCTGAATGCAACACATTTCTCAATTGTGCCTTCAACTTCAATACCTTCTCCAACATCAATCATTCCTCTATCATCCTTGATGATTGCAAAGAATTTGAGCAATGAATCTTCCTTGATTTCTGATATAACCATATCAGGAACAGCTATTATCGATTCTCCTAGCATGAGCTTGATACCATGGACATCATCATACTTGCACACACCTATCCCAGATTCGATGCAATATTTTTCAT